GTGGAAAGAAACCCAGCTGTAGCTGACTGGGTCCTCCTGTGTCCCTGGAGGAAAGGGGTGCTTAAGGTCCACTCGACCGTCCCTGTTAACCGAAATCCCGAGAGCGGAGGGCTTCGAGAAGCTCCCCTCCGCAGAGGAATTTTGACTCGTAATCACGGATTGGGAACTTTCTACACTGTTCCTCTAAATACTCCACGTGATCAGGAGTCAGTCCGTATCGGCTCTGGATCAGAGTTAGGTTCTTCAAGCGATCACCGACGTGCTTCTCGCTTGCCACTAACTTGTATCCTTCACGGACTCTTCTGGCATCATCAGAACGATTATAAATGCCAGGCACAAGGACACTCCCCTGCATCTGCAACGTTATGAAGTCCTTCAGAATAGGTATGTGGGCCACTGAAGGCAAGAGTGCTCGAGCTTTTTCAACTCGATAACTCTCGTGAACGGTTGGGTCATCCTTCATAGATGTAAGAGAGTAGGGAAAGTGTAGCATGAACTTTCCCAATTTTGGCCCTAATAAACGGGTACCATCCTCAAGATGCCAGAATATCTGGGAACAGAATTCTGTGTCGTCAAGAGACTGACTTTCTGCTATCTTGAGCTTGAATCCTGCTTGGCTATAGAGATCTATAGCTCGATTGCAATCAATCCTGACAGGAGACCAAAGGATACAGTCATCACCATTGGCAATGACACGGACCTCTTTGATTGAAACGCCTAAAGTTTCTAGGAGTTTATGAACCAAAGCAAAAGAGATCTTTGTATTCCTGGCCGAGGTTTGTGAGTCGCCATCTGCTGCTGTAAATGGGGTGCTGAAAGAAACTCCAGATCTAAAGCTTCCTTTACTGATAGTCCTGAGTTCGTAGGTATCACGAATCCAGTGATTCTTACCAGAGGCACTCTCCCACAACTTAAACAGTCTTTCGTCGTCTCGAGCTACAAAATTCATAGCCCAATAGCCGACAGAGGCTGAAAACCGAGAACAGTCCATCGTGTAAAACCAACCCTTTTCAGGTAGTTGGTTAAACCAATAAGACACAGCTTCATTGTCACAACCAGATGGATAGAACCAAGGTGATAATACATTAAAAGCAGAGCACAGAGCTTTGGTCATTACAAAATGTAATGGAGCCATATGTACCAACACCTCATCTGTCATGGCTGTGATGACTCTAGGGTCACTCGGAATGGGTATATTAGGGTCGGGGGGTTTATCCGTCAATTCTTTCTTGACGAAATTCTTTCCTTTGAAATGAACTTCCTTCAAAGCACGAGGGTCGCTAAAACTATGGCGAGTCCGAGAAAGTGCTACCTTTCTCTTCTCAGAATATTTGGCTTGGTGCAGCCAATAAACATAATGCTCATAGTCAGAGCGGCAAGAGTAATTGTCCAAGAACTCAAGATTATAGGGTTTATCAGTCCAGTACGCGGTCATATCTGGTAACTTACCGCTAGAATAATCACCCAAAATCTTTTTCGGTCGACTTGGCCAAGCATTGCACTCCAAAGATGATATTTCATCTAGAAGTGTAGGATCCAATGCCGTCCAGAAGGCTTTAATAGTATCATCAGGAGTGTCAACCATCTTGCGCGTGACGCGAGCGCGTAGGGCTGCTGCTTGATTCTTGATACTAGAAAGTGCAAAGACAAAAGGAGCTAGATTAAACGCTGGACCCACCAACGTCATCCTCAACTCAAATTGTCCCCAGAGCTCAAACTTTGACCAAAGTGGCTCTCGCACCTTTGAACCTTCTTTCTGTGGATAAGTAATATCTCGACATTCAACTCCGGGGAGATATTTAATTGGCTTATCCAATGGTTTCAAGGGGTTCTTGCTATACTCAATTGCCTCAGGTTCCACGTTAACTTTAAGTGGATAATAGTTGATTCCTGGTAACTCAACTATTTTAAACTTTCTCTTTTCAGTTGTCTTCTTCAAGCCAACCCACAACAATAACGTTGCCAACCCTAAACCTGACAAGGCTTTAACTGACCGGCCCAACCAAGACCTAAATCCTGGATAGAACAGGGCACGGTACAGACAGTAAAGGGTGGTAGTTGTGGTGCTTAGTGTTCCATAGAAACCCACTTTAAAAGCGAATTTCAGCAACAACTCCTTCCAAGTTAAAACTCTCTGCAATCGGGCGGAATAGGAATGCTGCATCAAACGATATTCCAAATGACTCATTCCAAAAATGTTTTCGAAAAACCATTCTTTCCATGAGCGAGGTCTATGTAAATCGTTGATGAGTCGAGTTTCTTCATCTATTCCTCCGAAAAAGAGGATCGGTGCAGCCCTTGTAACTTCTTCTACAACTTCTGGAGAATAATTACGGCGTGTCTCAGTCTGGAGACGAGCCTTAAATATTTTGAAATTGTTAAGGTCACGATCCTTGAGGTTTCTAATGGTCTTTGCAAAGTGGAATATGTCATAAGGGATTCTCAGACTCTCAGTACTCAAGTCTGTGATATCCTTCATGTCAACAAATGCACCTTTGCAAGTCCTAGAAACTTCAGGGCAGTGTGTAGTCAATTGGAACTTTAAAATCTGCCAATCACTAACTGCAAAAATCGATTCCCACGTGAGGTAGCCATAGGCAGTGGATATGTACTTTTGCTTCCATAGCCACGTGCACTTATAATAACTCTCATTGGTGTTACCAGCACAGTCAATTGTCACAAAGTCAGGGTGATGCGAGATCTTAGCTTCACCATTAAACAATTGATTCTTCTGGGATCTAGGAAATATGTCAGGCATCGACATATAAACTTCTCTACCAGAAGAAATCTGTTTGGCAATCACTTCAGGGTCAGGAGCTTCTGCGGTGAAAAGAACCAATCCATAATCGTGGCAGTCACAGTCAATCGTCTTATGGTGGCAAGAACTTGACTGCCTGAAAGCGTTCTCAGAGCAGACGGCGTGAACATTTGATAGTCGATGTCGATTAGGATCACAATCAACTACCAAAGCCATCTTCTTTATTCCTTGTAGTAACCGGAACTCAGAATAATCTCTTACACACTTCCACAAAGGATGGGGTTTCAACACAGAATTCTTGGAAGAGACAAACTTAATTGAAAAATGTTTCTCCAAATAAAGTTTATGCTTCTCGTTAAGTTTCGTGTTCACTTTGAATTCAAAAACTTTCGCCGCCTTCGACAGATCGTCAGGTTGTTTTTCTCTAGGCCTACCAGAAGGCCCGCGGCGGTCAGGGACGACAGCGTGAGTTTTTGTTTTCTTGTTCATTTTCATGTTCAAAATCTACTACTCTTGTAGTAGGGATTAAGTCTCTTAATAAAT